CAGACATCTACTGCTGTAGGTAGTGGAACTGGTACAGGTACAATAACATCAGCACATGCTATAACAGCAGTTGGTGGCGGAAGTGGTACTGTAACTACAGGTCAATTCGTAACAGAATTAGTAATCGACTAGGGTATGTTAATATATGAGACCTCTTCGTGCGATATTTGTGGGTGTAATTGCCCTTGCGACTGCACCGACTGCCCTAAATGCAGTCCCTGTAGTGCCAAATTTTACACAGGGATCGATGACCTCACACACGGAAACGACTTCCACCGTGAGTGAGACCATTAATTCTATGGATTATAACACTGGGTATCAATACTCGGTATCGGGTGTTAACGTAGAGCATGATGGTACTGGTATAACACCGGATACTGGTACTCAACAAGTAACAAACAATGGTGTGACTTCAACATGGACAAACTTGAACACTTCAGACAAACCCAATTGGACACTAACAACTCCGGGTGCAGCGTTTCAATTCACGGAGACATACAAAGCCCCCGGTCTTTCGACTCATACTGTAATACAAAGAACCACCACAATCCAAAGCGTAACCGATACAACAAGTATATTCAGTCAATAATTGCAACTTTTAGTGCTATAACAATACCTTATACTATAACCCCGTCCTATGCTACTGATGTAGGAGGAGTCAGTGCGACAGCAAACCCAGTCGCCAACTCCAGTGGATCAGTGACCAATCAGGCAATACAGGTTTTACAAGGTCCTTATATGACTAACACCTATGGTGATGGTATATCTTGTCAAGTTCCTACCGCCAATATTACTCCATACGCCACCAGAACAGGATCATGGACCGATCCTTACGAAGATTATTGGTTAGACCCAGTGTACAACAATCTTGACGCCAATGATGACGGTGTACCAGACAATCCGGGGGAAATTTTATTCTATAAACCAGTCAGAACTGGACAGAAAGCAAATCAAAATGTTAATATAGGATTCTCTGCAACGATAAGTTTCTCATTAGATAAAAAAGCAAAGGAGTTATGTAAAGAAGCAGCAACCCTACACAATGAATACCGTGCACAGTTGACTGCAAATAAGAGGTTAGACTTTGAACTCGCTCGACTCAAGAACTGTGGTGAACTTATGAAATCCGGAATTACCTTTCATAAATCATCACCTTATGCTAGTATATGTGCCGATGTAGTAGTAAATAATGTGAATACTATAAAGAATCACTCTCACTCCATACCAAAAAAGGTATCAAATAATGCTAGTGCACTTCAAGAAGTTTCTGTAGGTTATAATTAATATTTCTTAAATCTATTAACAGTACTTTTTTTAGGAAGTTTGAAGGGGAACAACCCTTTCTTTTCTCTATACCTATTCGTTGCAATCTCAGTCCTTGATAGTCTAGGAGGTTCTTTACCGAATGCCCTCCGAATTTTTTTTGCAAGTTGTTTGATTATCGGTTTGACAACTCTCAATATTAATGGGGTTGCTGCTGCAGCACTAGTTGCTATCACTGCTATAGCAGTCGTTGTGCTTACCTCGGCGGGAGAAGGTAAATACTCTTCAACCCAAGTTGTAGATTGTTCTTCGGTAGAGATAACCTCTTTATCCTTAGTTGTTTTTGGTATCTCAGGTATTGGAGGAGTTTCAAGGGGTGGTTGCTCCGTGTTTGCTACTGGTGGAGGGGGTGCTTCCTCTATGATTATCAAATCCTCTGGTGTATATTCAATAGGACTGAAAGATGGAGTCTCAGCATCACAAAAAACTTGAGTCCCATCTGGATCATCATCCTTTAGAACTTTATTCTTCCTACCATCTTTATGTGCCTCTACACACCCCGGCACATTTATGATAGGGACACCAATGTATATTGTGTCAGTTATCGATGGCACTCTTGGTATTGACACATGAGGAGAGTTGATCCATGTGTGTGGTACAGATGGTATCGCTAGTCCTTGTATTTCAACATCAGATATTTCCATAAACAAGTGTCATCGCCTGTCGCAATTCTTTAGCATGATTTAATTCATCCTGTGCAATCTCAGCGATCTTTTCGTCAAGAGGATGATATGCAAAATATTTAGTATATGTTTCATAAGCATGCTTCTCTATCTTCATGTTGATGTCATAAGCGTCCATAGGATCAACGAGATAGTAAACAACCATGATCCAATAATAAAGTAGAACAAGATGTTTGGCAAAGAACCTATCGATCCAATGCTTATTGCCTTCCCTAAGTTCCATCTCTTCCAAATGTTCAGTTTCATTTAATGCTTGGTAAAAATGTTCCTTCATTAAGAATACATGTTCTTCTCCTCGTAGTCCAAGACTTTCACGAAAGTGTAACACACTAATGAAAGCAAAGTAAGGTGCTCTGGCAATCACTTCAAGAACCCAGAACCTCTGGAAATCTCTACCTCTGTAGAGGAAGTCTAAGATATAGATTGTAGTATCTAAGACGAATGTGTTTAGTTTTTTCATATAAGTATTTATGCCTACATGAATGAAATACCTTCTTCGTCTCGCATGTCTCTATCTAAATCTGGAAGATGTGGTTCTACCCAGTGATCTTTATTGTCGATACCTGCTGCCTCAATATATCTCATAATATGCTGATCGACTTGCTTGAATACATCATGAAGATTCAAATCCATACGTATATCATGTGCGATTTCTGCTATTTGTTTCTCTGTGAGACAATGGTCTGGGTGGAGAAGATCACAACATGGTATTCTCTTCTCGATAAGTTCGTTCAAATTTATACGAACCTCGTAGTCTTGGTAAACTGGCATACTTATTTTGTACTATAGTTATATATTAGCAGTTTTTATTCAAATCTTCTGCCATGTTACCACCTATTTCAGCACCTTGATTACCACCAAACATTGCTACCCATCCTGCTGCTACCCATCCTACGAATGGTATAGTGCTTAGAGTGGGTGCTGCTGCTGCACCAACGCTAGTGCCTACAAGTCTACCCGTTCCTTCTGCTGACCCGATTGCTTTGATACACTCTTCTGATCTTGCTGCAGTTATCTCTTTTGCTTGTTCATGAGTCAAACCTGCAGGTTGTTCTAACCAAGATCTATGATTTGATACTGCACCACCTTGATTGGTCTTACCATCCATGAAGTATTCTTCAGTGACCTTAGTAGTATCATTTGCTAGTCCTAAGAAACCACTCTTCTCCTTGATATCTTTGGTGATATATGCAGTCTTAGGATCATTTGCTTTATATGAAATAGCATATCCATCGTCTGATACACTTACTTTATATGATGTATAAGGACCTACAGGTAAATCAACTGATGGTAGCGGTGCTTCCTTTTCCCTTGTAGCAATATATCCTATCATACCAATGTGTGATGCAGCGAATAGACTGCCAACCACACCGATTGATATCCACTTAATCTTATTCATTTTACATACCGAAAACTATCGCCTGTATTTATGTCAATGGATTATATATGAATTATTGAATTGTCTTTTTCTTTGACTGATAGTGCCAAATCCTATATCTGTTAGATCAATATAATATATTTGATTATCGTATTTACTTATAATAAAATTTTCTATGTTATAACCCATCACTGACACTGGATTTTCTGAGCACACTAGATCTTCGTAAATTATATCTTTATACTTCATTCTATTTTCTTCTGATATTTGTTTACCTTTTATATAATTCATATGGATTGTCAAAACATTTCCAAAAATATTATACTCAAAATCAGGTATTAGAACTCTATTGAACTTACATTCTTTTAATTTTTCCAAACACTCAACTTTATGATCTAAATTATAAGAGTCATAAGAGACGGTGTGAATCATCATCAAACTCTTATGTACAATATTTCCTGATGATGCAAGTCTAGGATGTGCCAATTATTTTGTATCAGGGACTATTTTTACAGGACCTGACTCAATCCTAATAGTCTGAGCAGGAGCAGTCTCTGATGCCTTGGCAATAAGAAACTCCATATCCTTCTTACTTATGTTAGCACTGCCACCATCAGCACCATTCTTTTTCTTGCCTGACGCTTGGACGCCGAAAGTTGCTAAAGTTCCTGTAAAGACGCTGGCTATGAAAGTTGGATCTAGTTTCTGTTCTGGTATGTTGAACGCTGCAGGCAACTTGACATACGCTAAAGTTAGAATACCTGCAGACCACACAAGCACAGCGAGTCTAACAACTGTGGATAGAAAAGCAAGTTGCTCTTCTTTATCATC